TGAACGCTTCCTCGTGCTTCGGATTGAACCATCGGGCGATGCGCAGAACGACGGGTCCCTTCCATGGAACGGGTCGTCCTTCGCGCACCGCCGTCGGATCGGCTTGGAACTCTGAGAGCTTCGCCATCGCGTGCGGCCTCCTTGCGCCGCGCGTCCGAGTCTACGGCTGGATCGTCTCGGTCGTGTGGATCTTGAACGACGGGAGGTTCGCCGCCGTGTTGCCGCGCATCGCTTTCCAGTTGAAGTCCGCAACGATGTCCGTGTCGACGCCCGTCGCCGGCGTCGCCGCGCGGAGGATGCGCACCTGCGGCATCTCCCACGCGTAGCCGCGCCCGGCGTCGTCGGCCGCGATGAAGTCCATCGATCGGAACGTGTAGTTCGCGAAGTCGTTGAGTTGCGTGTTGTTCTCGAAGTACGCGCTCAGCGTGCCGCCGAGCACGGGTCCGCCGTCGCCGACTCCCACCGCGTACGGCGAGCCCATCTGCTGATTCTGGGCGCGCATGTTGTTCGCGAGGTTCCAAGTGAAGCCGATGCCGTTCGCGAGCACGTTGTTCACGAGGTAGGACGTGTTGTCCACCTTGTTGAACACGGGCGTGCCGAACACGGCCTTCGCCGTTCCCGTCGGCACGACGATCGCCGGCACGAGGTTCTTGCCGATGAAGTTGAACGAGCCCGTCATGATCCCGCCCGAGAGTTCCATCGACATCGAGTCGACGTAGCAACCCGGATAAACGTGGACCATCGGGTTCGGCGTGATCACGTTCGAGTAGTTCATCAGGATCGAGAACGACACGAAGTCCGAGACGACTTCGCCGAGTTGGTAGTAGCCGAGTTGCGTGATCGTGATGGCGGGCGCGCTCGCTTCGGCCGCGTTCACTTTGCCCGCCGTCGTGATGACGGTCGCCGACGCCGTGAGCACCTTCTTGATCCCGTTGTTCGTCGGGTTCACGAAGCCCTTGATCGAGATGAACGATCCGATCGTTGCCGCGGCGAAGCCCGTGCCCGTGTACGTTCCGTTCGACACCGTGGCCGACACCGTGCCCGATGCGAGGATCACGACGTTCGCCGTCGCGCCGAGCTTCGCGGCCGAGCGCAACGCGGCCTTGATCAACACGTCCGTGTTGCCCGCAAGGAACTCGTGATTGATCGATCCGATCGCCGAGATCTGATCGCGCACCGTGTCGCGCAAGTCGCGCGTCGGCGTGATCTGCCGCGACTCGATCTCGGCTTGCTGCTGCTCGATCGTGTCGCTCATGTACTGGAGCGGGTAGAAGTCGCTGAGCAACGAAGGCGTCGTCGCCCACGTCGTCTCGGGTCCGACGTACATCTTCTTCTTGTTGGCTACGGCGATCGTCATGACGGGTCCCTTTCAGTTGTTCAAGCGTACAGATCGGCGCGGAACGCGCAGTCGACCACGATCTTCCACCAGTCGGGCATCGCGTCGTCGGGCAAGGGCTCGTTGACGTGCGCTCCCATGAACACGACTCCCGCGATCGCGCCGCCGATGTCGCGATAGCGCTTCGCGATCGCATCCGCCGCGGTCAGGCCGTAGCCGACGCCTTGCACGAGCGGCACGAAGATCACGATCTTCATGACGCCGCCGAAGCGGTAGAGGTTCTTCGGTCCGATCGACGCGAGTTCTTCCTGCCCGGGCAGCACGTTGAACTTCACCCACGCGATCGCGCCTTGCGGCACTTGGAACGGCGCGTTCTCCCACTGAGTCGGCAACGAGAACGGCGTCGTGAAGCTCGACTTGAAGTCGGCGGCGAGATCGTTGCGCATCGTTGCGTACGACGTGATCGTCACTTCTTGCCCTTCCCTTGAGAGCTCGACGTGAACGATCGCCCGCCGCTCGCGCCGCCCGCGATCAACGCGCCGAGATCTTTGAGCGTGCCCGACGCTTCGATCTCCGCGATCGTCACGCCGACCATGCCCGCGGGCGCCTGCTTCGAGTGGCCGTTCTCGAGCGCTTCGATGTAAGGCAGGTTGTTCGACAGGAAGAACGCGTGCAACGGCTTCATGCCCGCGATCACGCGCGCCGCCTTGTTGATCGTCTTCCCTCCGTTCTTGTCTTCGCCGGCGGCGATCTCGTGGAGCGGCGAGTCGATCGACGCTTGCCAGTTGCCGCGCGCTCGGCCCGTGTCGACGGGCGTCTTGAACACGATCGACTTCGTGGCTTCGAGACAGAGGATGCGTTGCGCTTGGCCGATCTGATTCCAGAATCGCTGGCGCTCCTCCGTGAGCGCACGCGTCCACTCGGCTTTGTTCGTCCAGATCTTCGCGCCCGCCGGCATCAGTCGAGCCCCAACTTCCAGATCGCGACGAGCGACCCGGAGTAGATCGCTTGCACGTTCGACAGCCGGAACTCGCGGCCGTCGATCGACACGAGCATCGAGACGGCCGGCGTGAACGGCAAGTCCTTTGCCGCGACGTAGCTGATCGTCGTCTCGACGAGCACGCCCGCCGCTTGCCGACGTTCCAGCGTCGGCGGCGTCACCTTGCGAATGGAGATCGTCGGCGCCGGCGTCCACGTCGAAGTCGCGTCGTTGAACACGCCGGCGTCGACCGTGAAGATCGCGTCGAGTCCGAACTCGTCGATCAACGCCAACGTCTCGGGCACGAGATCGTCGTCGAGTTCCGTCATGCGCGCACCAAGCCCGCGGGTCGGATGAGCCGGAGCACGAGACTCGCGATCTTCGGGTACGACGTCGACGTCGCACGCGCGCCGCCCGAGTACGTCACGGCCTTCGCGACGGCGCCTTGTCCGACGGACACGCTCTTGCTCGAGATCTTCCCTTCGGGCGTCACGTCGGCCATGAGCGTGCTCGTGCCGCCCACGACATCGCGCGCGGCCGCTTCGTACGTCGCTTCGACGAGCTCGCGCGGGAGCGGCGCGACTGGTTGAATGAAGTCGTCGATCTCGACGTTGTTGCGCGGCCAGTAGAGCCGTTGCGCGCTCGACATCCGATCGCCCTTCCACCGCTCGCCGTACTCGCCGTCGAGGTACATCGTGCCGGCACGAAGCGCTTGCTCTTGACGCGTCGGCGTGGCCGCGAGGAACGCCGCACCCGCCGACGTGACGATGCCGCCGAAGTACGCGATCGCGCCCGTCACGGACGCGTACGACTCGGCGTCGCTCCTGCCCGACCCGTCTTCGACGATGAGCGGCATGTTCTGATCCTCCCCGGAGTCCCACGAAGCGCCGTCGTCGCCGCGGGCGATGTCGCGCGACGACAACGACGCCGCCCGATCCGGACGCGCCAGAATCGATCCTAGCGCGTCCCCGAATCAGGCCGTGAAGGGTTGACTACCCGAGCTTCACCTCGTAGCGGCACGCGTACTCCGGGTTGATCTCCTTGAGCCCCCACAACACGTCGACGGCCATCTTCATCTTCGAGCCGTTCGCGTCGTAGAAGATGCGCACCCGGACCGTGAGCCCGGTCTGCGGATCTTGAGCGACGCCGATGTTCGCGCCGAGTTGCCCCGGGAACTCGGCGTAGTCGGGCAACTTGCCCGTCGCGATCGCGAGCCAGTTGCGATGGAAGGCGACGTTCTGGTTCAACGTCGCGTTGCTCTGCAACGTGCCCGTCGCGTTCAAGTCCTGATCGATCGTCGCGATCACGTCGCCGATCGCGAACGTGTCGCCGCTCGCGCATCCGACACGAAGCGGCGGGTTGATGCCGACGGCCGCGTTCGCGCCCGCCGTCATCGTCGAGTTGCCCGTGAGCGCGTACTGATTCCCCGCTTCGGCGCCGTTCGTGAAGCGGATGATCGTGCCCTTGTTGTAAACCTCGGCCGCGCCGAGTCCCGACACGTTCAACGTCGCGGCGCCCTTCGCCGCGATCGCACCCGTCGCGCCCGCGACGTCCGTGATCGTCGCGTAGGTGTTCGTCTTGCGGTTCTGATCCGCGAAGAAGTTGTACCCGTACCTCGTGCCGAGCACGTTCGACACTTGCGTGTTGACGCCGAGTTGTCCCGCGCCCTGCCACTGGCTGAAGGCCGGCAACGCCGCGAGCGTCGCGAACTCTTGCCCGCCGACGAGGAAGTGAAGGTTCGCCTGATCGCGCGTCGGCGCCTTGTTGTCGAACATCTTGCGCCACACCTTCAAGATGTCGTTGATCGTGGCGTCGGCCTGAAGAACGGGCGGCGCCGCCGTCGTTGCGCGCACGACAGTGTGGGACACGGTCTGCGCGGCCGCGGCGCACGACGCGTCCATGTCGTTCGCGATCTCGTAGATCGCGGGGTAGAGATGTTCCTGCACGAGCGGGTTCTGCCGCACGTCGGGACCCGTGAACGCGAGCTCCTTGTCCGTCACGCCGAACTTCACCTCGCGATGCTTGTCGAGTCTGATCTCGACGAACTCCGTCGCGAGATCGGTCCCGACGGCGGGCGCGTCTTCGACGATGAGCTTCGCGGGTCGGCGGATCTGCACGACTTCGCCCTTGTTGACGGTCGCGCGCTCTTGGTCGTAGCCCATGTAAACACGGCCCGCGAGTCCGAGCGTGTTCATGAGGTACGCGAGCGCTTCGTTCGCGTAGATGATGGGGTTGTATGCCCCGAGCGTGTTCGGCATGACGATGTCCTTCTTCTTGCGAAGCGGCGCGCGTCAGGCTTCCACGCTCGGCATCCCGCCGCCGCGCATCCCGCGCGGCACGAGTGGCGTGCCCTCATCGGCCTCGATGTTGTTGTGATCGATCTCGAGATCGGCGCGCTCTCACACGACGACGAGCGGGACGCCTTCCTTGTCCGCCTTCGCGCGAGCCGCTTTGTACTTCTGGTGATCACGCGCATCCTGCGCACTGATCTCCACGGAAGCACCCGATCGCTGGCCCGACTCGGACCGTCGGGCTCCACTGCCCGAAGCGTCCGTCCCATCGAAGCCAGCCGCGTACGTTGGGTTCGACTTCATGAGCTCGACGTATTCGTCGAAGCCCATCTCGCTCGTGTCGTTCGCCTTCTTCGTGAGGATCGGCGTCTTGCCGTCGGCCGACACGAGCATCACTCGCACGCGTCCGTGCTCGCGCAACATCCGCGCGTTCTTCACGACGTGCGGCAGCAAGAGCTCGACGTTGCCCTTCTGCTTCGCGAGCGCGGCCGTCGCACGCGCCACGACGACTTCGCCGGCGAGAAGCGTCTCGAGCTCGGCGCGCTCGGCTTCGAGCTTCGCACGCTCGCCGCCGTGCTTCTCGACGAGTTGGCGCGTGATCTCGTCGATCTGTTCCTTCACCTTTTGCTCGGGCTTCCACGACGCCATCTCGCCCACCTTCGCGAGCGCGTTGCGTGCGGCGTCCGGGTCCGTGATGCCCTCGAAAGCCTTGAGCCGCTTCTCGTGCTGGCGCGACGTCTCGCGCTCGGCCGACAGTCCGTTCTTCAGGCCCTCGACGTTCTCGAGCGCGTAGCCCGCGACGGGCGTGATCTGCGGGTAGAAGAAGCCGTCGGCGCCCTTCGCGTACTCGGCGCGCACGACGTCGGGAAGCTTCGCGATGTCAGCCTCGGACGCGCGTGCGGGTATGGCCATGTCCGCGATCTTCCCTCAACGCCCGCTCGAAAGCAAGCCGAGCGCGATCACGTCGGCCACAAGATCGTGCGGCACACGACCCACGCGAGCCCGAACGCCGCGAGCCACACGGACCACTCGGCCACGCTCCACCGCTCGCGCGTTCCGTGGCGTGGAGCCATGTCGACATCGCCGTCAGTGGATCGGCAACGGGCCTTTGATCGGCGGCTTCGGCGGCGGGAACTTCTTGTCGACGATCACGCCGTCGTAGTGTTCCGCCGCCCACTTCGCCTTCTCCCACCAAGGATTAGGCGAGCCCGCGATCGCGCCCGTGAAGTCGCACGACTGCTGCAAGAGCGCCGTCATCTTCGGATCGGGCGACGTCCATCTCGAGTCGTCATCGATGTACGCCGTCAGTCCCCAGTAGCGGAACTCGACGACGGCGCTCATGAGAGCACGCCGAACCCGGGCGTGCGCAACCACTCGGTCGGATCGTACTTCACGCCGGGGCGCAACGGCGGGAACGTCGTCGGCGGCGGGTAGCGTCCGTGCAAGATGTCGACGATGAGATCGAAGAACTCGGGATCGGCTTTCATCAACGCTCGCGGATCGTCATAGAACAACTCCATCCCCATCGAAAGCGTCTCGGTCGCGCCGCGGTTCCGATACGTCGCGTTGACGTGTCCGACCTGCCCCTCGTACACCTTCCCCGCGTACGCTTTGGTCTTCCCCCACACGGGATTCGCGTACGCGACTTCGCGCTTGTCGTAGCCCGGATCGGCCATCATGTCATCGGCGCCGAGCCACTTGATGTCGTACGGCTTGCCGTTCTCGTCGAGCCCGCGCGCTTCGAGGAAGTCGATCACGGCGCGACGCACGCCGCGGTTCGCGAACTCGATCGTGTGCCCGACTTCGTGAACCATCACGCGATGCTCGGCCGACGGACGGAACGACACGACGCCGTGGTAGTTGTGATCGGTCGGATAGCGCGGGTCGGGACTCGCTTCCTCCGGATGTTGCCACCAGTCGCGATCCGCCCACGAACGCCCGATCGGATCGCCGCTCGTGTCTTTGTGGAGTCGCACGTTCTGACTCAACTCCTTCACGGCGTGCGTCTCGTAGAACTTCTTGGCCGCTTCCACCGCGCGCATCGTGCCGGGTTGCGTCGACACTTTCGTCGTGTCGAACTTCATCGTCGCCGCGTGCTTCGGATCGACGCGCACCATCTCGTGGATCTGTTCCTTCGTCGCGACGGTCCGCTTGCGCTCGAGCGGCCACAAGTCGTTGTTGATGCGCCTGATCTTGGCGTGGACCGCGTTCATCCGCGTGTTGAGATCGTTCCTCAACTCCGACGTCGCGTCGTTGTCGGGATCGAGCCCTTGATACTGCTTCCAAAGCGCGTCGTACTCGGCGTTGAACGGCGCGCGTTCCGCCAAGAGCTTCGAGATCGCGGCTTCGTTCTCCGGGTTCGATTCGATCGCGGCGATGCGCGCCTTCACGCCCTCGGCGCCCGGCAACGTCTTGATGTACGCTTCGTGCTCGGCCTTCTCCTTCGCTTCGCGTTCCGCCTTCGCTTCGTCCGTCTCGATCGGCGGACCTTTCGACGTCACGCTTCCCGTCGGCTTCGTGCCCGTGATCGGCGTCGGCTTCGCGACGTTGAGATCGGGCAAGAGCGGCAACACGTCGGGCGGGACCGTGCGCGTCTTCTTCATCAGTTCGATCGTCGTCGCGCGAGTGTTCACGCGCGCCTCGAGCTCGGCGTAGCGCGCACGTTGCGCCGCCGTCCACGTCGCTTCGCCCTTCGCTTTGAGCTTCGACATCAACGACTTGTCGTTCACCTGAAGCCGTTGCACTTCCTTCAACGCCGCGTCGAAGTCGATCGGCGGCGGAGGCGGCACGGGCTTCACGTTGTCGGGCTTCTTGATGATCGGCTTGTCGGGCTCGGGCTTTGGCGGCGGGGGCGGTGGAGGCGGCACGGGCTTCGGCGGGATCACGTCGGGCGGAAGCGTGCCCGTCTTGCGCGTGTGCGTCATGCGCTCGGCTCGCGCCTTCGTCGACGCGTCGAGCTCGTCGTACCTCCGCTTTTGTTCGACGGTCCACGTTTCCTCGCCGCGCTTCCTGAGCTTCGCCATCAACGACACTTCGTTCGTCTGTTCGCGTTGCCACTCCTTGTACTTCGCGGCAACGTCGGGCGCGAACGAGTCGATCGGCGCGCTCGCGGGATCGAAGCCATCCTCATCCGCGCGATCAAGCGTCTCGAGTTCGTCGAGCGTGATCGTCTTGCCCGACTCGTCGACGAACGACTCGACAGGCTCGCCGTCGCGGAAGCGATCCGCGCGTTCGACGCCGAGCACTTCGTCTTGCACCCACTCGGGCTGGCCCTTCAGCCATTCGGGGTACGTCGTCGTCGCCGGGACTTGGCCGTCCATCGATGCGCGTGTTCCCGCGCTCGCCTTGTACTGCCGCACGCCTTTGAGCCCGATCTCCTCGTACGACTTGAGCACGGGGACCGTCGTCGATCGGCAGTTCGGATGCAACGGCGGGCGCCACTTCTTCTCGGCTTCCTCGTCGCTCAGATCGAACGTCTTGCCGTCGAGCGCGATGCACTGGAGCGACGTGCGCGCGTCGAGCGTCGCGACGAACTGCCACCCCTTCACGATGTCGTCGTTCTCCTCGTAGGTTTGCTTGCGCGACTCGTCCGACACCTCCATCACGGACGTGCGCACGATCGTCGACGCGTTCGCGCGGAACGCCGCGACAGGTCCGCCGCCGGCGTCCAACATCTCGCGCACGATCTTCTCGTTCGTCTTGCCCGCGACGATCCCGACTTCGATCGTGCGTTGCGTGTCGCGAGCCATGCGCTTCGGAATCTCGGTCCACCAGTCTTCGAGCGGGTGTCCGCGCACGACTGCGTTGTTGCCGATCGCGCGCAACGTCTCGGGCGCGGGGAGCGAGAAGTCGATGCGGAACGGCACCGCCCCTTGCACGACGCTCTGCTGCCACTTCGCTTCGCTCGTCGCGACGCGCGCGAGATCGCCGTTCATCTTCTCGAGCGCGTCGCTCATCGGCGTCTCGAGGATCGCTTGAATGTCGGACTGAAGTTGATGCAAGCGCCCCGTGTGCGCGGGTCCTTGATCGTGGCCGATGCGCTCGATCGCGAGCGTGCGATCGCGGATGGCTTGGTTCACGTCGACGAGCGATCGCGAGAGCACGGCCATCACGCGCTTGCGTTCTTCCTCACGGAGTCGCGTCAGCCAGATCGCGTGACGTATCGCGGAGTCCCGCAACATCACGTTCACGGACTTCGCCACGCGTGCTCTACTTCCTGCGCTTGGGTGTCGCCGTCGCGGGCGCCGGCGCGAGCAACACGTCGAGCGCTTCGTCGACGGCTTCGGCTTCGGGGCAGTTGCCGAGTCTCGGCGCCGAGCCGACGTTCTGCACGCGTCGCAACTCCGCGCACGATCGCGCGAGCTCCATGACCGCGGGCGCCGCCGCGAGGAACGTCGCGACGTCGTCGTGCTCGTGATCCCACTCCGCGACGACGCGCACCGTAAAGCCCGCCTCGTGCTTCCCGCGCTTCCTCGAGATCGTGCGCTTCACGGCCATGTCGAGCACGTCGAGCAACGTCACGACGGGCGCGCTCATGCCGCCTCATCCGCGGGCGCCGCGTCTTCCTCGGTCCCGTCCCCCGGCTTCGGCGGCGGCAACTTCCCGGGCGGGTTCGGCACTTCGCCAGGCGTCATCCCGAACGGGCTCGGCGTCATCGCCGGCTCTTCGTTTTCGAGCGCGGCGAGTTCTTGCTCGACGTCGATCATGTCGCCGAGCAAGCCGCGACGCTTCACTTCCATCAGATACGTCTTGCTCGTGATCTCCTTCGCGACGCGCGCGTTGAGCAACGCCGTGATCTCGTCGGCCGCTTTGATCGCGAGTCCGAAGTCCGAGAACACGATGACGTCGAAGTCCGTCGGCAACTCCGTGTCGGCCCACAACGCGGCGAACGCGTACGCGCGCTCGAGCGACGTCTCGAGATCGCGACACCATGCGATCAACGCCGCGTGTGCCTTCGCTTCGTCGACTGCCGTCTTCGTGGCCGTCGACGCGCCGGGTGTCGACACGAGCGGCTGTAGCGCGAGCATCTCCATCCGAAGCTCGAGGCGATCGACGTCTTCCTGCCCGATCTTGATGCCGCCGCCTTCGCTCCCGATGATCGAGATCTCGCACTCGCTCGGCGTGCGCGTCGTGAGGAACACGGCGCTCGGGCCGACGCTGATCTCGCGCGCCTTCACTTCCTCATCGCTGAGCCCGCGCCCGACGATGATGTTGAAACGGCCGAAGCGGATCGCGCTTCGCTGATCCGAGTCCGACTGCCAGTGCGCGAGGTTCGTCTCGGCCAACGTCCAAAGCGGCGGCTCCGACATCAACGTGCCCGTGCGCTTGCCGAGGTAGAGCGTCACGAGCGGAATCTTGCCGAGCGTGTTCGTGCCGAACTCGGCCTTCGTGAACTCGTCGCTCCCGCCCGTCTTCTTCCACAACTCCCACGTCGTCGGCGTGATGACGCGCACGCACTCGACGACTTCTTCGCCGTACGCGCCGACGGGTTCGACGCGCGTCTCTTTGATGCGCACCATCGTGAGCGTCCACGCGCCCTCGTCGGGATCGATGTACTTCGACTCTGGCGTCGCCGCGACGGGCGTCGTCGTGAGCGGCGTCACCTTTGGCTCGTAGCGCCAGCCGATGAGGTTCGGCGCTTCGACGAGGCAGAAGTACGGGCGCACGCCGTACGCGCGTTGCTCGGCCAAGTTGAGCGGGCGCTCGAGCGACGGGAAGTCGACGAGAACGTGCGCGTGCCCGTACGCCATGGCGGACTCGAGCCAGTCCCGCGCGAACGACGTGATCGATGCGCCCTCGCGGTCCGCGTCTTTCTCGAGCGGCGCGAGTTGTTCCGGCATCCCGTTCTTGGGTGCGACCGTGATCGCTTTGCCGAACGGCTTGCTCGACAACTTCGTCGTCGCGTCTTTCAGTCCGGGGAACAGGAACGAGTGAGCGAGCCGCGCGTCGTAGTCCTTCTGCTTCTCGATGCCCTCGCGCGGCAGATAGATCTCGCCCTTCTTGCGCATCGCCGTCGTGCCTTCGAGCAACGCCGCGATGAGCTCCCACTTCGGCGCGATCGCTTTGTACGCCGTCGATCTGTTGTCGACTTTCGCATCCGCCGACGTCATCGCTTCGGGCATCGTCGCTCCTCCATCGTCAAGCTCGGTACACGCTCGAGATCACGCTGCGGATCGGATGAGCACGCGCGGCATGGTAGCCGACTGCATCCGACATATGCGTGCGCTCCGGGTAGCGCTTCGGGTCTTTCAAGAGCTCGCCGCTTCCGCCCTCGACTGTCATCGTCGCGTCGAGATCGTCGACGATCTGATGCGCGAACTCGGGATCGATCTGCGTTCGCACCATCCCCTCGGCGTCCATGAGCGCGGAGTTCATCGCACGCACGCGAACGCCCTCGCGCGGGTTCGTCGAGCCGTGCCGATACTCGACGTCCCAGCCGTGGACTTTCGAGAACACTTTGCGCACTAAATCCCAGTCCGATCCCTCGACTTTGGCCGAGCCGCCGATGCCGCCCGTCGCGTCGCCGTCGACGATCACCTTCCCGCGATGTCGCGCACGCTGGCCGTCGTCCGGATTCCAGTCCGTCACGAGGCGCCGCGCGACGAGCAACGAGTTCGATCCCTCGCGTATCCACACTTGGCCGATCCACGCGTCGAACTGCTCCGCGAGATTCGGGGGACGCGGGCCGACGTCGTGCTCGTGACGCCACGAGGGACGCGCGTCGTCGAGCGGCCAAAGCCGTTCCTGCCCGACGGCCGCAACGCCCGGCGCCGTGTTGAAGTCGAGCGTGAAGATGAGCGGCCGACCCTGTTCGTAGTTGAGACGTCGCGACGCGTGCGTCATCCGATCGAACGCGTAGTACGCGCGCCCGGTCTGCGCGACGAACCCGCCGCGCATCTCCTGCTCGTACGTTCGCGGGTCCATGCGCAACGCGAACGCCGCGGCGTCGGCGTCGAGGATGTCGCTCGAGTCCCATCGGTACACGCCCCACTCGGAGCGATCGCCGAACTTCGCGATGTCGCTGAGCGCTTCGCGGTAGAGGCGGAACATATGGTTCTGCCCCTCAGGCACGCCGATCAACCACGCTTCGCCGAGCGGCCGGCCCGGCGTGAGCAACGCCTGACTGAGATGCCGCTCCCACGTCATCGGCCGCGTGTTCGCGAACTCGTCGACGCATACCCAGTCGAGCGGCCGACCCTCGAGACGTTCCGGCTTGTCGATCCCGAGCACGCTGATCTCGGCGCCGTTCACGAGGCGGAGCATCATCGTGGACGACGAGTCCCACACGCGCTCGACGAACTCATCGGGCACGAGCCGCTTGATGTCTTCCCAGAAGATGCGTCGCGCCTGTTCCTGCGTCGGCGCCGCGAACACGATCCACGCATCGGGCAACGTGCGCTCGTTCATCGCGCGACACGTCCCGACCCGCTTCGCGATCGCGGTCTTCCCCGAGCGCCGGCCGGCGTGGACGATCTTGAGCCGCTTCCGTTCGCGAACGAGGCGTTGTTGTTCGGGGTGGTGACGAAGCACGAGCACGCGCGACGTGCGTGCGGGAGCGGGCGCGATCGGGTGCGACGTGTCGAGCGTCACGTCGACGCCTTTGCAGAAGTCGTGCGGCCGCGCCTGATCCAGCCTGATCCGTGGATCAACGTCGGCATCCATCCCGGGCGGATTCGCCGAGGAATACACGGTCGCGCAGTCGAGGTGCCGACACACGGGGACGTTCGTGCGCCCCCTCGTTCCCGCGCTCGGATCGGGCGCGAGCCGGCGTCGCTCGAGATCGTCGCGTCGCGTGTCGCGTGGACTCGTGTGGACAACTCGCCTATCGCTTGTTTTGCCGAGTGGAACGCGTCTCGAGACGGCGCGTCGCGTGTCGCATCCGGGCCAGTTCTCCACACGTCCTTCGAGGCGCCAGCACGAACGCCGAGCACGGGCGCGCGTTCCGCGCTCGAATCGGGCGCGACATCGCCCCCGGTCCGCGTTCCGTCTTCAGGTGAAAACGCCGAGGAAAAGCGCCACCTTCGCCCCGGTCCGCGACGCCCCTGCACGGGTCCACGTCGGGAACGTCGCCGGGGTGCCGATCCGGGCGTCACGCCGTGCCGTTCGGCTGGTGCCCGTTCGACGCGCCGTTCGTTCCGTTCGTGGAGCTCCACGGAGGCTCGTGGCTCGCGCCGTTGCCGTTCTTCGTGCCGTTAGTCTCGGCCGGCGGATCTACGGCCGTGGCGTCCCATATCTCGCGCATCGCGGCACGAAGCCGCTCGGCCCGATCGCGTGGCGTCACGTCGACGTCGTCGATCTGCGGCGCGTTCGCGGGCGCCGATCCATCGCTCGCGCGCTCGACACGTCGCGCGAACTTCGCGGGCCGTCGCGACACGAGCAAGAACTCAGCGAGCCGATCGGAGTACTCGATCTTGAAGATCGGATTTCCCTTCGCGTCTTTGATCTGGTGCCCGCGATACACGATCGGCACCTTCACGCCCGCCGTCGCGCGAACGTACGCCGAGTATTCAAGCTCGTCGAACTGAGTCTCGACGATCTCGTTCCACGCGAGGCGGAACGGCGTGCGTCGCTTCTTCCACGCGAACGCGTAGGTGCGCCCGACTTTGAACCCTTGCTTCGTCGCGGCGATGCACGCTTGCCGCACGTTCCCGCGCTCGCGGAACTCGTCGAGGAACACGCGCTCCCACGGCGCTTCGTCCGGTTCATCCTCGCGCGCGATGGATGCGTCCACGGGTCCGCGCGGGTCGGGCGCGGATTCGTCACCCGGCGTGGTAGGGTAGGGGCGCGGAGGACGGGTGTCCGGGTCCGATCCGTTGTTCGACGATGGCGACGTCACGACGGCACCTCCGCAACGGCAACGCGTTGATGATCTCGAGGCTGATGGTTCGCGCGAGTGACGTCGCCGCCTTCTGCTGCTGACGGAGTGATGAGCGGGTCGTGCGCTCCGACGGGCTCGAGCCCGAGTTGCGGCAAGAGGGCGAGCGCGATGGAGCGCATCAACATGGGCGGCACGGAGTTCCCGATCTGCCCGACGGCCTTCGTGTACGCGCGCGAGTCCGCCGTCGCGCCGAAGTCGAACGCGTCGGGGAACGACTGCATCCGTGCGAACTCGCGGACCGTGAAGCGTCGACGCTCATGCCAGTGCATAAACCCGCGGAGTCCGAGGATGCCTTCGTTCTTGGCGATGGTGGGCGCCGGCCGAGACGGATCGATCTTCTTGCAGTTCGGGCCTTTGCGATCGCGCACGAGTTGAGCGCGGGTCACGCCGATCGGCATACGATCCCATTCGCGGAACGCGCTCGAGCGCGACGCGGCGTCGAGCAACATGGCGATCTCGGCCGGGTCGTTCGTGACGCCGTCGAGCGCGTCGTTGACGGTGGCGACGCGGGACCATGGTGCGGGATGCACGGGCGCGGGACCGTCGAGCATCCGAAGTCCGAGGAAGATGACGCGGCGTCGATACGTCGCGCATCCGAACCAACGGGCGTCGAGCACGCGGCACGAGATGACGTAGCCGGCGGCTTCGAGCGCTTTGTAGATCTCAGCGAACACGAGGCGGGCTTTGCCTTTGACGAGTCCGGTCACGTTCTCCATCACGAACGCGCGCGGCTTGAACGCGACGAGCATCCGCACGAAGTGCTCGAACAGCCTGTTGCGCGGATCGTTCTCGCGG